GTGGGGTCGTTTGAACTGAGATCAGTATAAGGGGTCAGCGGTGCCCTTTGGGGCAGGGAGTGGACAGTGCCTCAGGTGTCCTCATCCTCCCCCAGAATGAACCCATCAACCCATCCTGCTGTGTATCCGTCATCTTTGGTGAACAGGCGGATCTTAAGAAGTTTGGCGATTGCAAAGGGCAAACCGATCACCAGGGCTCCAGGGATGAGAATGGCAAGCAGTTCGGTCATGGGGTTCCTTTGAACTGAGAGTATTGTAGCGGGTCAGCGGGCGATCAGGTCGCCTGCAGTGTACAGTGCCTGAGCTGTCACATGGCGGACGGGGCGAATCGGTTCCCATAGTATCCAGAGCAGCAGAGCGGCAACGGTCAGGCGAAGCATGGTAGCACGGTGGAACTCAGGGGAACGGGAACGGGTCAGGGAGCGGATCATGCGATGTGAGCAGGGGAACCACAGGAACGGTAGAATTCTACCATACGTTCCGCCTCTGCCAGGGTGGGGAACCATTGCGACCGCCACTCACAGTGGTTGTAGGGGACCTGGTAGCGGACTTCGTAGCGGGTCAGTGCCATGGGTCAGTTGAAAGACTTTGGGGTGGCGGGTCCGTGACCTCCCGCCTACGGGGTCAAGGGGTCTGTGGGGTTGCCCCCGCCGTTCCTCCCCTTGTTGAACATAGTATGGCACGGCAGAGGGGGCAGGTCTATGGGGTGTGTGCCACATTCTGAACTGTCACAGCACCTCTTTGCCGAACTTGCCACACAGGTAGAATGCCATTCCTTTATCTTTCAGGGTGCAACCTGCAAAGGTGAGAGGAACATAGGCGCCGTTAGTTTTAGATGCTTTGGTGCGAATTTGCAGCAGTCCGTTAGGACCAGTGATGGTGCTCAGTTGCTCACCAGCATTGAACTTAGCACGAATGGTATCACAAATGTGGTTGTAATCCTCCGCCAGTTCCTGATAGTGTTCGGGGTGAGTTTCAGGGTTCAGAACCTCAGTGCCCACATAATCGTTGGAGCGGGTGAAACCAACGTAGATGGTTTGAGAGAGTTTCTCACCGACTTTGCTGTCAGCGAAACTAACACTATCCTCCAGAATCTCAGAGAGGCAATGCTTCAGTTGGGTGACAGCGATAGACTCACCAACCGTGAAGGTCTTCAGTTCTCCATCCACCAGATCTTTCAGGTTGGAACTGTTAGGAATGCCCAGGGCAGTTTCAATCAGTTGCCCACGGGATCCTTTGTTCTTCCCAGGTTTGGCGAACGCAGCGAAGTTAGTTACCTTCAGTTGGGCAGCGACTTGCAGGGTGTTGAGCATCGGGTGCGTTGCTGATGAGATTAGTATAGGGCACCAGGGGCACCCCACAAGGGGGTCTGTGCCACTTCAACGATTGGCACACTGGAAGCGACCGCTGTTGAAGTTAGCGTTAGAAAAGACCTCACGATTCACCAGTTTGAACATACCAAACTGATTCACCAGAACGTAACCCTCAGCGTCGATTCTGTTACCGTACAGATAAGCAGCAGGACCATCATTGCGGCAGAGGAACAGGCAGTCATCTTTGATAGACTTCACCAATGCCCACAGACGCAGCAGGTTAGCATCACAATCAAAGTCCTCAGGATTCACCTCTTCACCAGCACGAATGCAGGCATTGATCTGTTGTTTGATCTTTGCCGCTTCCTTCTCACTCACAAAGGTGGCAGTTTGTGCCATCTGACGGGCGAACTTGCACACCTCTTCAACATCAGCGAACGACTCCTGATTGTGCAGGATGTATGCATTCGGTTTCACGAACTTCACCGTTTCGGTATCAGTCCAGATGCTACGGTCAGGGAATGCCTGGGCGTCACGAAGATCGCTCTCAGCATAATAGCAAGTGTGCGGGGCGATGATAATTTTCTGGGAAACTACCTCACCGAACTTATACGTGATGGTGTTAGGATTGTATTCGGTATCACCACCGAACCCAATGAAATCACCCTGATAGATGGTTTCGAAACGCGGCAGATAATCGAAGCAAGCGTGAAGAATGTCTGCTACGTTGCCTTCGTAGTGTTGATCAATGTCCTCATGATTGTGAGCAATACGAATCTTCTTTTTGTTGAACACTGCCTTGGTTCCTACAAAGAACTCACCGCAAGCAGGGTCAATCCCCCACACGATGGCAGGGGCACCGTCGATCTTGACGCTCAGGGCACCAGGGGTCACGAACCAGTCCAGGACGCTCAGGTCGCCCGTGAGGATGGTATCTTCGGGGTGCTCTTGGTGCTTGTTCTGCATCGGTTCTCTGTTGATGGAATCAGTATGGCACGAACCAGGGGGGACCGCAACCCCCCCTGTGCCACTTGTTCAACTGTCACCCAGGAGGTCTGGATCCAGCAGGTCGGGATAGTAAGACTCAACCTCTGAAATCAGTTCCTCATCAGTATAACTGGTGAGATTTTCTTCCATCTGGTCACCAACAATCTGCAGCAAATCTTTGGTGCTCATGTTATCAAGCAAACGGTCGATGTATGCTTCAACCAGTGCTTCACGATCGAAAGTGTCAGTCATGGTTTCAGTTCAGAACGTGACGATAATCAATGGATTTGATGCACCAACCAGATGCACAAGTGATCTCTTCAACTAAATCATCTTCATCATCTGCCTCCCAGATTTGACCAATGTATTCTGCATTTAGAAGGTCTTTGTCATAAGCAGTCATCTCATCATCGTCATCAGTATCAAACTCAATGTAGAGGATTTGGAACTGCATCAGTAATCGTAGTTAGAGTTCAGATACTCATTGACATCGAACTTTTCATCTTTGAGTTCAGGAATGTCAAGGTCAAAGATCTCACCAGGAGCATCTTGAATCTCAGACCAGAGTTCATCAAACATGGCGTGTCTCTCAGGGACGAATGTAATGTATCAGGGTCTGGGGGGCATTGCAACCCCCCTTGTGACACTTACTCAACTGTCACACTCACCTCTTTGATGTTAAGACCCATCAACTGGTTTGTGACACGATTGCAGACAACTTCGGTGGGGTTCTTTACTCTGGACTTCTCATACCAGAAGGTAACGCAACCATCGTAAGTTTCGACCCGAACTTTAACTTCAGTCACGGTTGAATCTCAGGAACGAATGTATAATAACCCACGTGGTGGGGTTATGGTAAAACTGTGTGCCACTTCACGAACTGGCACAATTGCTCTTGATATCTGCCCTCTGGGTCTTTAAAGTACTTATACCCTACGGACATCGATACCAAAGGTATCTATAAGAATTCATATTTCTAGATATCATTCTCAATAAGAAAGGTCTTATTGAGAATTATAATAAAGCACATTTAGATGGTGTGGGAAGGGGTGAGTGGGGTGAAGCACATATTCTTGCACATAAGGCGGGCTATGTGTGCCGCGTGGGTATCTAGAACTCACCAGCCGCGATTCTCAATAAGAAACTAGTTATTGAGAATGAGATCTAGATGTGTATGTGTGTATCTAGATGATGTATGATGTGTGCGTCTCGACGAGATATAATGAATGCGTGTGCGATCTAGTCGAGACCACACACGCACGTCTCGACGAGATTCTACCAGTTCTTATTGAACACGAACCCATCTTCGAAATCAAAATCATAACGAAGATTACAGTTCCAGGTAGCATCCCAATCAACTACCACGAACGAAGGTGCATCAAACCCATAGATGTCAGTGGTAAATTCTTCGGCAAATGCTGCCTCAGAATCATAAGGACCCTGATAGGCATCTTCGAAAGACTGAAGATCCGCCTCATCATAGAGTTCCAGGAATGCATTCACAGCACCCTTACCATAAGAACTACACAGAGTCTGATACAGTTCCTGATACTCTTCGGAGATCTCATCCTCCAGAGTATCATTGTTCAGGATACCCTTGACAGTCAGCAACTCAGTGTAGAATTCAGTGTATTTGAGTTTGCCATCACGCTCATACCCACAGGCACGAACGATTTCAGACATCTTAGCAGGCGGGTTTTGTGCCTGCATTTCATTCACTTTGTTCAGCAGGGAAGAACCAGTCAGCATGGTCGGTGTCTCAGGAACGAATGTAATGTAGATCGGATTGGTCAGGAACGCAAGGGGGTGTGTGCCACTTATCAGACTGGCACAAGCCCCATCTCATCAATCATAATATCCCGCACACTTTCACGGTCGAAACTATCACCACAGAAATCAGCACCTGAATGAATGTATTTAAACGTTGCCTCAATGATATCATCATCAGTGGCACCCATATCATAAATGCCACCAGGACCATAGAAGGACTTTACGTAACGAATGAATTCCACCATCACTTCACCTCCGCCAGCAGCAGTTTGTGAATGCGGTCTGCTTCCTCTAAGATATCACCATCCAGACGGTCCCACTCTACCCAATCATAGGCAGAAAGTGCAGTCTCATAAGAACCATCAGGCAGCAGGTTAGCATACATCAGAACCCGCTGATTGTTTGCATCCAAAGTGTAAGTGCAATTGTTGAGTTTGGAGATGGCGAAAACCATTGGATTTCTCAGCGACAAATGAATATTACCCCACCAGAGGACCCAGTGGCCAGAGGACCCAGTGGGGAATCAGTGTGCCACTACCTCAACTGTCACATGCAACGAACTCTTGGAGATAGTAATCCAATGGCAGCTCAAGTTCAGCCGCTTTCTGTTCCCAAGCATCCCATTCTTCCTGGGAAGCATCATTCAGAAAATCTTCGAAAGTATAATCAAAAACTGGACCACACATTGGATTAATTGCGACGACGAAGGTAGAATATCCCACCTGGTGGCAGATATCAAGGGGTCTTGTGCCAGTTCTCAAACTGTCACATTACTCGAACGGGTCGAATTCTTTTACCCTACAATGAACATCTTCGTTAGGTTCGAGTTGCAATAACTCCCGCCAATCGATGTTATCCAGGTCCAGATCATCATAACACATGATATCTAGTGTAACCTGTACGATACGCTTCTGTGCTAACATGAGGTCTAGATGTGTATGTGTACTAGATTATATCATGCATAATGACGATATGCAAGCGATTCGTAATCTTGCCCATCTCGTGCATAATCCTCGTCGAGATCTAGTGCATCCTGTGCATAATACTCGTCGAGATCTTGTCCGTAATCGTTGCTGAATGTATAGTCGAGATCGTAGTCGTCGTACATAGCTCGTCGAGATTTGTTGAACGCTTATGAATTGTAGCATAAAACTCGACGAGATTGCAAGCCTTATGATGCACCGTCTCGTCGAGATTCATGCTAGTATATATGCACTCTCGTCGAGAAATGTTAAGATATGCTTATATTTCTCGACTAGATTCTACCATACCCTTATAAGAATGTCAAGGTCTGTGAGCCTTATGTGTGGGTCTGGGGATTTTCGGCGGGGCGTGGCTTGACAAACTGCGCGTCTTATGCTATACCTGCTTAGGTCACAAGACTTAGACCTATTCTCATCAATTAACTCAATTGATTCTCAATTATTCATTTTTATTGAGAATGTTACAAATCACTGACATATATTTAATTTAATATTAACCTTCCATACCTCACCATAATACACAACACCAAATTCATTATACCGTGTTATTAATTATACATACACTGTTATAAATCCACAGTACACACCGTGTTATAAACAATGGCAAGAGGCATCATTTATCTCATCATCAACAAGCAAACTGGTGAAAAATACGTCGGAAACACCACACTTGCAATGAATAAAGAATGGGCACACCAGATAGACCGTGCTAAAAGAATGTCCCGAGAACCCTTACACAAGGCATTCAGAGAACATGGTGTCCATAACTTTATGATTAGAGAGTTAGATGAATGCGATGAATTAGAGTTTAATGAGAAAACAAACTATTGGATAGAGCAATACAAACCTGAATACAATCCTGCCATTAGCGCCATAGAGATTGCTAAGAAGGCAATAGAAGAGTATAAACCTGCCGAAGGCAGGCCTGCCGAAGGCATAAGTGCCGAAGGCATAAGCGCAAGCGCCGCAAGCGCAGCACTACAAGAACTTGCTAAACCAAAACCAAAAGAAAAAAGAAAAGTTAATACCTCACACTTAATGCAATGGAATGAGAATACCCGTGGAGATGGTAAGAAGACAGGTCTTAAAATAAGATGCAAGAACTTAGAAACTGGTGTATGCACTGATTATGAATCAGCCAGAGAAGCAGCAACACAAGTGACAGGCAATCCGAATAACCGTGCAAACATTCTATCTGCTGCCAGGCATTACCGCATTGCCTATGGTCATCGTTGGCAGATCTTAGAAGAAAAGGAAAAGAAAAAGGCGGTGTTTGGTGTCGATAAAAAAACGGAGATAATTGGTCCCCGTTGTGAAAGTATTAATGCTGCTGTTCATTTTTTTGAAGGCACCGATAAAAACGGAATTCTCAAGAGTCTGAAGAATCCAGGGCGTTATAGTTGGAAAGGTTATTACTGGTTCTATGTACGTTAATCAGAGTCCTTTATCTCTTTTCTCTTGATTCGCCGTCTGCTGCAAATGCATAGTCGTATGAAGACGTTGTAGATTCGCATAGCGATTGTGCTGACGTGTTATGATTCCACTTTCCTTGGCTTTTGCAGCATCAACCTTTGCCTGTGGTGTTGTGAGAATCTGTTCCATGAACTGAAAGAACGTCTTCATTTATCCTCTGACTTTTTGAGTATTTATGGCGTCGCAAACCTCGATCTTAGAAACCATAGAATGATTGTGAGATAAAGAAATTATAAGTCAATCGACCATCTGTAATATCATTACCATAAGGTGATGTAGGAGCATGAACATAATACCCAGGATAGGCAATCAATCGATTATACTTATGAGCATACGATACTATCTCATTCTTCTCTCCATTGACAATTGATGTGCCACAGGATTCTGGTGCATCAGACAAATAGATGACCCCTGCATAAGGCACAGGATCAGCATGATACTTGTAATGATGATAATCTTTGATTCTTGTGTTTCTATCGCTTTGGATATCCCAGTCGATAACCTCAGTGGGAAGAATATGAAAATAAGACTCAATCAGATAATTCTGAATCTTGAAATGCTCCGATACAGTATGAAGAACATTCTCTTGTATTTCAGGACAATACAATGGACCCGTGCGGTATCCTTGCCATCCAGAATCAATATCCTTAGAGCAGTTATAATTCTGCTCCAAGGACATCTCTATGACTTCTTCTGGATTCTCAAAGAAGTCATCAATAACAAGTACGTTCATTTCTTTGATTGTTGTGCTGATTTAATCACTGAGGAGGTTCTGGAATATGATCGTCAGGACAACAATCTTTTCTTGACTCCATGAACTTATCAAACTCTCCATTCATCCAATCTTCATCAGATTCTCTCCATTTACCCAATGGGCAGGCATCAAGAGCAAAACGAACTTTTGAATCCAAATAACAACCACATTCCTTACAACGATTGGGAATTGGGTCGCGGCGATCACAGGCTTCACAAATTGCCTTTCTCTTTAATACAACTTCATTGGAACAAAACAAACTATCACTTGCTTGTGCGTACTTGAGCACATCAAATGCAAACTTTGCAAGATTTTTTGCTTGCTGTGGTAACGATGGATAATCACTCATTGGTACAATCCTTTAATGGTTTCAGAAGTTAATTCACCTGTATATATGTAATTTCCTAGGGCAGGGGCAATGGCACGTCCTGCATTTCCTGCAATACCACCATTACCTACAAGTGTCGATGTTGGTGATGTTGTGGTTGCTGCTGACCCTGATCCAAATAGAGCACCTGATGAACCTGGCTCTCCAGGATTTCCACTGGGTTGTCCATATTGAGGACTTGCTCCACATCCACCAGGCGCTCCTGCTCCACCAGCAACACCTGTAGTGCTTGGTTGATTGTATCCTTGACCGATTCCACCTGCACCACCATCACCACCAGGAGCAGCAGGCACAGCATAATCAACTTGACAAAGATTATACCAACGTCCTACATTGCATCCACGGTTAAATTCACAGCAGTTGCCATCACCACCACCTTTACCACCTACTTTATATCCACCAGGACAGTTATTGTTTGGACCACCACCACAATAACCACCAGTCCAATACTGATAGTTACAAGTTCCAGGATTGCCTGATGTACCTTGAGAACCTCTGGCTCCACCTGATCCACCTGCATAAACCTGAGAACCTGCATCAATTACAACTTTAACAGCATATCCTGTTGAAGTTGAATAAATCGCAGATCCACCTACAGCACCAGGCGTACTATAAACAGTTCCACCTGATCCACCTGCACCATGAATCTTTCCACCATTTTGAACAATCAAAGACAGATTGTAGGCCAATGAATCAAACCTTGCCGCAGGTGAAGATGTGTTGATGGATCCAATCGTTCCCTGAACATAGAATCTCTTCTTGATGTTCTTGGGTAGATTACCAAACCAATTCTGTGCTCCAACATCAACACCAGGATTGCTAAAGTTGGCAGAGTTATCATCCGTTCCTGTCTGAACCAAATTATAATACTTCAGACTATTGCGAAACTGCGAACTCTTGAGATTCTTTGTCGTGCTGTTTGCAATCTGTGAGTTTTCAACAGCATCGGGTACAATTGGATCTGTTTCTGCAGAGGTTGTAACCGTTGTATTTCTCAGCAATTCAGATGCCTTAATTGGACCTGATGCAACTTCCTTAAAAGAGTTTCTTAGATCTCCAAACTTAATTGGACCTGATGAAAATAAAAACGTATTACTTGTCGATATTGCCATTAGACAACTAAGAATTCCTTAACGTACTGTTATTTAGTTTTGGAATCCACTTTTGCAGTTTCAGCAGTATAAGGCACTCGTCCTGTTTCTTGATACATCACCATATCATACTTGAACTTGCATTCCAGAGGTTTCTGATTGCACAGTTTCAGAGTTTGATTGATGGTTGATTCAGTGTATGCATTTGACCCTAGAGCAAATCCAATCATACCTGTCAATACAAGGGCAGGATAATAGATAACCTTTCTCTTTACTGAAAAAGGGGTACGATTTCGCTGTTCAGGTAGCCCTGTTTCTGTACGTGTTGTTCCCATAATGTAGCATCCTCAATGTTAAAGAAAACTGCGGTTTGTTTGGTTGTTTTGTTCTTCTTCGATTTGTAATATACAACTTGGTATTTCATTGTCATTCCAATGTCTTACGACCCCTGCGATAATGAATAGATTAGTAATGAGATAAGTACCGAATATAACAGTCCGTATATGAGCAATGTGGTCTGCTTCTCTGTCATTTTTCGTCGCTTTCTCCCCAAGTGCTTTCGCCCACCATCGCCAAAGTTTTGTCCTCTTCCTTTTCTTCATTATCATAAACAGATTGTCTTGACCTTACATAGGTGAGTTCTTTCCACTGATTATTATAGCACAGAACTAGCAATCGCTCATTGGAATGCAACTTACAGGCAGCATAGTTAGTCTTATCCTTGGGCTTGACATTGACTTCAATTGTGATGTACTCTACATCCTTGAAATACACCCAACCCTCAACACCTTTGGTCCAGGTGACATAATCATTGACTTCAGGAATGTAACTCATACAAATGCAGATTCAAGTGGTGTTTGCTTAGGAATCATCGCAGAATAAGGAGTTGTTTTCCTTATATCCACCGACTGTCCAACACTTTTGGAGTTGATGGGGGAATAATATGTTCTTGTTTTGGTGTTGTAGAACCCCCAGATACAACGAACGGCATCACCCAGATTGTAATCAAACCTACGGTCGTAATGAATCCAGATAGCAACAACATTGCGTTTAAACTCTGTCTGCTCATAATACATTCCCTCTGGTGCATTGTGTGGAAAATCAATGTTCATCGTTATATCCCAATTCAGTCGTTATCAACAACGGCACGAATACGATTGGGATTGTATCCATCCTCAATCAGAGTTAGAATACATTGCATTGCTTGTTCTCTGGTCAGTTTGTGATATTGGGGGTCAATATCTTCCCAACCTGTGGTTTCTAATTCAACAATTTTATACAGTTGGTCCATGAATTACCTCAGTGAAAGTGGTGCAGTTCGTGTCGTAATATCTCCCAGAATCATTGCATTAAAACTGATTGTAATACGATTCTTACCCTTACCATAGGATGTATATGTTTGGGGAACACCATGGGGAAGATAAGATGGGAATATCAACAACGTACCCTCTTCAAATTTAGGAATGAATACACCTGAGTTCGTTGCATTTAATTCATTGTGATTGGGTTCAAAGATTCGTGCTCCTGGGCGTGGATCGGAAAATGCAGTTCCTGAACAACTTGGAGGCATTGAAACGTGCAAAACACCACTCAGCAATGAATTGGGGTGAATATGATTCTGATGCGAATATTCAGGGCGATAACCTACGTTTGCCCACATACTTGTAAGATAGGATTCATCACGAATGACCGTCATATAATCCATGACGGATACTGCTTCCTGAAGAAAAAGGTCGGCAAGTTCTTCAAACTGAGGTAGATTATGCAGGTTGTGATTGCTATGCCAACCAACAGTTCCTGCTTTATTCCCCATAGTTTCATCTTTGGTCAGTTTCATGACATCAGATGCAACCTGGTTCAACAAACTTTTACTCTCAATCTTTGAGGAAAAGACCATTGATGGGAATGTTGGCCAAATTGTGCGATCAATTAGTTTGATACTCATGTCGTGAATGAATCAACAATGCGGGAGTCTTCATCATTGGCAAGAGCAAATTTATGGGCATTAACAACACGTTCCATAATCCGAGAATCGTGTGCATTCTCATACTCATCACGCCAGTCCAGAAGAACATCATGGCACTCGTTATCATTTTCTGCGATGACACTAACTACGCCACCATATTCAGAAGAAGGAAACGGAACCCAATAATCAACCAGATAAAGATACTTCATTGTTGTGTGTAAATTACTCCTTAATTTTAGTGTATTTGTTGCTTCCTGTCAAGCAGTTCAATTGTCGCTCAATCTCAAACTTAATTGGAAGCAAATGCGAAGAAAAAAATCCAGCATATTGCCCATCACTCAGAAGTTTATGAAGATTTTCAACCTGAATCTGTGCCAGAATCAATTTTGTTTTTTGATCCATTACACAAACTCCTGAAGATAATAATCAACAGAAACATTCAGTTCTGCTGCTTTTTTCTCAATGAAATTGAGACGATGATTGCCCCCTGTTACATAATTACGTGCTTCCTGCCATTTTTTGTGGGCATCAATTTCAGTTTCTGCGTGTTTCATAAAATCCTCAAATGCGGTCATAAACTGCCTAATGTCTTCGTCGTTCATAATCATCCAATAATACGATAACAGACAGTTGCATTACCTTTTTGAGGTGATGCAATATGGGCAAATGCAGCATAAGATAAATCTAAGTCTGCATGAGAGTAAGGTCCGCGATCATTGACGCGAACAATCACCTGCTTCATGTTATCTTGGTTTGTCACCCTGATCTTACTGCCCATAGGCAAATGAGGATGAGCTGCAGTCCAACGATAAGCATCAAACCGTTCACCATTGGCGGTTTTTTGTCCATGGAAACCATCGCCAACACCGTAATATGTAGCGATACCACACATCAAAGCGGCAATAATCATTCTATGTGACAATCAGGGTGAAAAGATTTCATTTGTTCGCAGATTTGTGCTTGGCGATTCTTGTAACCTTCAAACATTTTGTTATCACGTTGGATTAGAAACAAATTCCAACCAAAGATAACGCCAACTGCGAGTAGAGCATAAAAATAGAGTTTCATCCGCAATCAAGGTCGTAGAGAATAGCAGCAGACATTTCAGAAAGAATCTTTCGGTTCAAGTTATGTACATCATAACCAATCTTTTCCGAAAGATCAACCCAATCAGGATGTTTCATAAGAATGTTGAGCATCGCACTTAGTTCATCAGTTGTAAATGCCATCAGCAAGCACCATGAAAAGGATTACCAAGTTGAGGCAGGTCGGAGTTGTCACCAGTTTCGACATAACCCAGTGCCAGACGCTCACGAATCGCAAGAGTCTTCTCAACACGATTCAGAAACTTCTTGGAGATTTGATCCACACCTTTCCAAGACAGAACCTGCAGGCACCATTCCTGACTAATATCACCATAAGGCGTCTTGACAGGATAGTAACCAACCAGCATCGTGCCGTCTGCAGACTGGAGAGTGGGGAAGGTGGTCATTGGGTGTCCCTCGATTACCTTAGTATTATAGGGCAGAGTCAGGGCAGAGTCAGGGCAGAGTATGCCAGTTCATCAAGTGGACCCTCTGTGAATGTTTTGTCTCAAATAGTCATACATTGACTGGCATTGTGATGCATAGGACTGATAGTGTTTTTGACAACCAGTAAAAACATCTGATAGGTAATCCAAATATGCATCACAATCTAATCCTTTTAACTTACCCATTGCCAAATGTAGATGTGCATCCACAGGAGAATAATCCATACCTGCAGCAATACATTGAAATCCTGCCCCTGGTTGATATTCCCCAAACTTGTATCGGGCATTTGCAGTGAACATAAACTCACTGGTTGCAACAATATCCCCAACCTTACTTTGCATGGATAAAGTATCTGCTATTGTTGAATTAACATCTGCAGAGATTCTACATCTCTCAGTAATATCCATCCAATAGTCAGAGTCATGTCTTGGACTGATTGCATAATGCAATGCTACAAATTGTGCTAATTGATAGTAGGTCTGACTCATTGAAAAATTATAAGCATCTCTATCCCACTGATTAACAATCCTATTTCTGCGGAGAGTATGGGCAAGAGGAAGAAGGAATTCATATGTTGTTAGCAATCCTGTGCTTTCCAGTGGTTCAATAAATCCAGCAGCAAGACCAATACCAATCACATTCTTTTTCCAAATCTGATTATGCAAACCCAACTTCATATCAATTGGTCTATATTCCAATTCTTCAGGATCAACACGATGAGTGTGCTTAATGTGATTCTTGAATTCTTTCAGAGCATCTTCTGAAGAAATGTACTTATCACTATAGACATATCCACCACCAATGCGAGACCACAAAGGAATATTCCATACCCAACCATTTGTCAGAGCAGTGCAGTTTGTAAATGGCTCTAATTGTTTCTTTTTATCTTTATATGGAATATGTGTCGCCCATGCTTTATTGTTTGGAATGATGTGAGAAATCGAATTGAACTTCTCTTCAAGAGCGCCACCCAAGAGCATACTCTTAAATCCTGTACAATCAATGAACAAGTCTGCGGTAATTGTTGATCCATCTTTGAGTTTAAGATAATCAACTCCGTTCTCATTTGTAACTACACCATCTACAGTTGAATGAATCAACTTGACTCCTCTAGGGAGACAAACTGCAGTCTTCAAGTATTGTCCAAATGCTGTTGCATCAAAATGATAAGCAGCATCAAAGTTAAAATTAAATCCTGGAGTCTTTCCAGTACCATCTGTTGATATTTTTCTTTGTTCAGCAACAGCAGTGATTGGATAAAAACAACGGGCATATGAGTTCTTATCCAGAACATCAGGTCTTAGTTGTTTAACTAAGTACCAATCATTTCTACTCAGTTGTTCATGAGGAACCGTAGACATCCCAAATGGATAGTGAAAGGAACCAGTCCCCTTTCCTTCAAAATCAGTAAATTTAATGCTTAATTTGTATATTCCATCAGTTTTATGCAAGAAATCTCTATCATTCAATCCAAGCAAAGAAGTCCAGTGCTTAATACCACCCAAGGTGCTTTCACCCACACCAAGAATAGCAAAGTCTGGACTTTCGATGACAGTTAGATCAATTTCAGGAATTTGAGTTGCAATGGTGGCAGCAGACATCCATCCTGCCGAACCACCACCGACAACCACAATCTTTTTTATTTCTTTACTCATGTATATTTTTTAATCTTTAGTAATTATAGCATCAAAAAGAGGGAACTACATCATTCCTAAGCCCAGTCTCAGACCTATCCATCTGTTCCCAGTAGGAATAAAGTTTGTTATACAGTGCTGGAGCACTTCCATATTCTCTTGCAATTCTATTTTCATCAGCATTCTCAAGATTTTGAAGTGCAGATAGAATCACACCAATTTCATGAACATTCAGTTGTACAGTTGCTTCAGTCATTGTTATCAGTCCCAAGATACGTTTTGAAGTAAGAAACCAGGCATCACCAGTGACCAAGCACCCTGGTCACCAGTGCCACTAACTTTATATTCCCATTTATAGGCAAACTTGTTATGACTGTCCCAAGTCATAAACCCCTTCTCCTTATCAAACCAAGACTTAATGGTCAGACCAAATCGATTAGAGTAAATATTGCGGGTTCGCAGTGCTCCGCCAGTTTCACGGGTTTCAACTACTTTACAGGTATCAAACTGAGCCTGAAGACCTACATCCAGAGCACAAGGAGTTTCATACACAAATGGACGATAAACTTTCGGTTTAGCGACAGTTGGTGCCGTCTGTGCAAATGCAGGAGAAGTCAGCAACAGAGTTACAAGTAGAAGTAGTTTTTTCATTCAAACTCTCCATTACGGTTGTTTGGTTTAGAATTTTTCAATGAATACACTTCAACACTCAGTGATTGAATTGCAGAATACAAATTGCTATCCAACTGATTCACCTTATACTCAAGGTTTCCCATTTGACGATAGAGATTCAGGCATAGAAGAAGATTACCTGCGATGCCAACAACAATTGCCCACCCAATCACTTGCTCAAGTCGTTCTTCACTCAGTCTCATCATCTTCTCCTACAACTTCCAGATAATTATAACCAATCACTTGGCGTCCTTGATGAGTTGCAGTATCAATCTTTACACCCTCACTTTCAAGTTTTTCCAGGCGACGATTTGTAGCAGTATTCAGTTTAGTAGTCCAATAGGTCATTAAATTTCTCCTTTCTTATTGTATTCTATCATAGAACGTCGTGCAGCGTAAGCCTCAAATTCTGATGGGAATGATGCAATGGTTCGACCATTATCTGCCCAGTGCAAATACCAACGGTTTGCAAATTGTTTAATAAGAATTGGTTTGTCCATCATTCTTCGGGGTAGAGTTTCCAACCATCAGGGCGGATGCCCATTTCTTCACAACGAACCTCATAAACAATCCGCTTCAGAAGTTGAAGAGGCATTTCATTCTCAATCTTTTTCTGAATGGTGCGGCGCAGTTGGGCGTCCTGGGTGGTGTCGGTGACCATTGCGGTTCCCTTGATTACCTTGTAATTATAGGGCACTCATCAGGCGATTCGGGAAGAACTGTGCCACTTGATGATCTGTCCATCCGTTCTTCTCAAACAGGTACTCCAGATATAGGGTTTCTTCTTGCTCCCGTGCCTCTATTTCGTGTGGTTGATGCCAATAGTCGTACTTTTCGACAGGTTCTTTAGAATAACACAATTTTCCGTATCGGAACCGCAGCGAACCGACTACCCACTGTCGCAGATGGACCAGCTCATGCAAAAGAGTTTTTATATACAACTCCTCGGACATGTGGGTGTTAAGTTCAATCAGAAACTCACGTGGGCGACGTGATTCACCCACATAGTCACAATATCCATAAACCTGCTCACGACGCAGACCACGGTGAAGAATCTCCACCTCAATCTTATGACGGGGAAGAAACTTATTCAGAAACCAAGTGGTAACGTCCTCACAGAGGAGTTTAGAATAACCGTATCCAGAATACGTGATGTAAGACATTGCCCCCAATGCAAAAACCAAATGAACGAAGAAATGAAGATGAGTTTGTCTTTAGCAGTCATCAGTTACATCCGAAAGCGGCACCTCCAAGAAACACTCCAAGTGGAACAGACCATTTATAACCATCTCCACGACTCATGCTAGCAGCAATACCACCACCTAGAATACCACCTAAAGCAGTTTTTGTTGGATCACAATAAACACCTCTATTAGGACGATAATCGGAATTATACCGATTATACCTACCATATCCACCATTACATGGAACATTATAACGTTCGGTATTCACGTATCCCTGTTGATAGTTGCCATACCCATCATAATATCCTGGGACATAAACCTCACGAGTTCTGGTGCATTCCTGAAATTCAGTCACTTGCTGTGCCTGAACTGGAATGGAGAGAAAAGTAAGGGAGAGTAGTAGGAATAGTTGTTTCATTGCTCAGCGAAGATAGAGATAACCACCTGCCCAGTCGGCGTGTTGCAGCAACCACTCACGTTGCTCAATGATGCGAAGGTCGAAGCGAACACCTTTGGCAGGTGCTTTGAAACTGGCAGACTTATAGACTTCACCAGTCTTTTTATCTATAAAAGCATGAACTGAACGAGAACCAGCAGCGTTCATAATGATTTTGTGATACTTACGACCAGTCTCAGGGTAAAACTCATAGTCACAAGTGCCTTGCTTCAGTTTATCAATCTGCTTCTGGTGATAAGCAATACCAGTATCAGTATTACCCTCCAGACGAGCAAGAGAACGCTGGTGCATCTTGATGCTGTATGCGATGTAGTTCTGGCGCAGTGCCTCACAGAGAGCATAGGTGTGCCCCAGAACAGCAGCAGCGATGTCTTTCCGTGCCTCTGCAGCAGCGGCGTAGTCA